ATGAAATTAAATCAATTAGTTGCAATTAGACCAACGAAAAAGCACTACTATCACTCATCGGGTAACGAACATCGATATGCCCCTAATTTGCTTAAACGACAATTTTCCCCTGAACAGCATAATCACTATTATGTCGGGGATATCACGTATATTAGACATCACTATGGGTGGAGCTATTTAGCCTGTGTGTTGGATTTAGCCACCAAAGAAATTATTGGTTATGCCTTATCAACAAAACCGGATTCGAAATTAGTGAAAGAAGCCTTAGATAACGCAATTGAACGGCAATTACCGGATACGACAAGTTTGATGTTCCATTCAGATCAAGGTTGCCAATATTCATCGGAGGAGTTTAGGGCGCACCTCTTTGAACGGAAAATAACTCAAAGCATGAGTCGGCGAGGTAATTGCCTCGATAATGCCGTGATGGAAAGATTTTTTAGGAGTTTAAAGACAGAAAGACTTAACCGTTTATCGTTTATGAATCATCAATCTGTTGTCTGTGAAGTTGAAAATTATATTCAGTTTTACAATTATTATCGACGCCATTCAACGATTGGTTATTTAACGCCACATCAAAAATATCATGAACTAAAAAATGCCGCTTAGATCTTCTACAGAATTTGTTGACCATTACACTCGGCGGATAAGGATGTAATGAAGCGGGCTGTCCGTCTTTACCCCATGTGATAAGCGCATAGGCATTACCATTGAGTAAGCAATGGCGCATTAGGGTTCGTTTAAACTGGAAAGGTGTTTGACAATCATTTGGTTTTTCATTGAGCAAATAATCTACCACGTGGTTACTTAGCCATTCCCGTGATTCCATACCCTTATCATTGTGTACCCGATATAAAAAACAGGGCATCGTCGCCACCGCTTCACTAATCACCGTAACGGCATTGATAACAGCGGGTAAGCCTTCTGCGGTGATCGGTGAGACATATTCGCCTGACCGACTGTTAGGAATGCCAGCCAGCGAAAGGAACTCATCAATACTAAAGCTGCGTTCTTCTGCCTTTTTATGTCTGAATGGCCACATCATTCCACCTCGGATAATTGGAGCCACCGATGGTGTAAATGCGTGGGTTTGGGGTGATAGGCATTGAGTGAACGTTTGGCAATTTCGACACCACTTTCAGGGTAAGCGGGTAAACTGGTGATCGTAATTTCGAGCAATTCAGCCTCAATCACCGTTCTAAGATAAGGTTTTACGCCAATTTCCCAATGGTCTTTTATCGTTCTAAACGCAAAGCTCATCCCCGATATATCCCCCCGTTCAACCAGTGTCAGAACATCTCGGCCTAATTGCGTATCTGGTGGTGTAAGTTCGAACCGTAACCCCGTTTCATCCTCAGCCAGTTTTAACGTACCCGACGCGGTACGCCCTAACAGATTGGTCACATCATGTTCATACAAACATCGTGTATCTGTTCCTTTTCCTAGACTGTTTTTAAACGCATACGGGGCGAAGGTTTCAATAAATTCACCCCACAACAGTTGTGAGCGGCTATTCCACTTAACTGCATATCCTGTTAGCCTTTTTTCATCAGCAGACAGGCTTGCCGTGCGTATTTCAAAATCGGTTGATTTCATGGATAAATGACCAGAGGGATTAGACTCCGGCTCCTTTCGCCTTGACCTCAAGCACTTTAATTGCATTGGAATCGACTAATCCACCGCCGAGATATTTATCAGTATGGATCTTGATAAAGCCAGGCTCAGTAATATTGTCAGGCCGTGTACGAGTGCCTGTCTGATGGTCAACAATGGTGTAACCGCGTTTGAAGTCACCCAGCGCTATCACATCATCATCCATAAACTCAAGGTAATGAACCGATAAACCTAACAGACTATCAGGGTCACCCACTTGTAACCGTTCACGCCAGATATAATCACCATTACCATTTTTCAATTTTTGTACTTTGGCAGCGGTGTTTGAGTTCATTACCCATACGGCATTTTTGCGATATTTGTTCTTTAGCGTGAATTTCAGGTCAATCAGACTATCAGCTTCCAGTTTGGTCACTTCCTGCTTTTGCAATGTGCCAAAGCTGCGGTCTTTATCGGCTTTCGTATCACGGGGATAGGCTAAAAAGCCTTTTGCTTTCTTTGTACCGTTACCACTGACTAAATCGGTTTCTTCGGTATCAACAAAGGTGTCAGCGATTTCACGGGTTAACCAGCCTAAAATATCGACATCACTAAAATCTAAGATTTCCTGAGTGGTTTTAGGATAAGCATAGACAGGGAATAATTTGATACTCACTTCTTCCAGTTTAGGGGTTGCGGTTTCGGTGCGCGCTTTGCCTTCCTCACCGTGATTGATCACCGCCCCACCAACAGAAACCAGTTGCTTATATTCGTTGCTGTGAGTGGTCTTGAGGGTACAGATTTTACGCATGACGGACTCATCACTAAGACGTTGCATAATCTGTTTATTTAGTTCAGGAATAACAGTATAGCCACCATCAGCCGGAACCCCAGTCGAAAGTCCGCGCGTTTCCCCTGTCAAAACATAATGCCTTAATGCAGCATTTCCCTGTTCTTTTTGTACAGGCTTTGCCGCTAATGTTCTTTCTTCATCAGCAAGCGCTTCATAACGGGCAATTTCAGTATTGAGGGTTTCCGACTGATGACGCAACGCATCAAAGTTTTTAGCTTCATCTTCGGTCAGTGTTCGTTTTTCTGTTTCTGCTAACGTCAGCATTGATCGCATTTGTGCCGTTAAATCGGCTTTTTGCTGACGTAATTCAAGTAATCTTTTCAAGGTTGGCTCCTGCATGCAGTGATTGTCTTAACTGAACATGCAGAAAAAAAGCGACTAAGGGAAGGTGATATAAACCTTAACCGCTTTTAGTAACCATGAATATTTCAAAATACACCTGCATGAATCAGGAACCTCAATTTAACATGATGAAAAATAACAGGAAATAACCTCACGGGTAGACAAGACAAATGTGGAAATAAGTGGACAAATAATTTACATAACTTTACATATTTTATTTATTAAACATCATCAGCCAAAAGTTTGACCGATGTTCCACTCACTTTGTCATTATTCCAAGTCACTGTTGTCATGACATCGAAATAACCCGCTAACCCTTTGATTTACTGCAAGGGGTCAAATTGACCCCCTGCTAATATATTACCTACCAAGGAAAAGAAATATTTTTCGGGGATCCTTGTTCTTTTCAGAAAATTAAATTTTATTTATAACTATATCGATTAAAGAAAAAATAGGGGGGGTGTGTAAAAGTTTATGGTTTAACTGTTCATACTGTTCATATTTAAAATTATATCATATAAAACAATAGATTAACCCATGAACACTTCATGAACAGTTATGAACACTTATGAACACTCGGTATAAATTTTTCCTCTTTTCATGAACACTTATGAACACTTCATGAATAGTTTTACTTCAAGTGTTCATGCTTTAATTAATTGATATATAATGTGTTTTTAGCATACATGAACAGTATGAACACTTTTTGCTAAAACTTTTCACACATACCCTTTTCTATTTTAGTAAACATAATCTTTATTTATGTATTAAGAATAAAAAAACCAGCCTTTTACTGGCTGGCAATATTTGTTTAATATTGTTGTGTATTCTATGCTATGGGTACACTTGGCAGCCAATCTTTAGCTTCCTCTTCATCTAATTCAAGATTGGTTCTATACCCATACATTGTTCTTTCTCTAATATACTTTTTTCCCATTTCTTTTAACGCCCCATTAATTGAGCGCCCAAAGTTGGTTAAACTCAATGCGTTTTTATTTCCATTCCCTTGCATATAAGCCATGTAAGCATGATATAAATACTTTCTTGGCACTTGAGGGAAGATATTAGCATTTCCCATCAACATACTGTAATGGTCAACAAATTCTGTAGAAGATCTAAGCGGCATTTTTTAGTTCATGATATTTTTGATGTGGCGTTAAATAACCAATCGTTGAATGGCGTCGATAATAATTGTAAAACTGAATATAATTTTCAACTTCACAGACAACAGATTGATGATTCATAAACGATAAACGGTTAAGTCTTTCTGTCTTTAAACTCCTAAAAAATCTTTCCATCACGGCATTATCGAGGCAATTACCTCGCCGACTCATGCTTTGAGTTATTTTCCGTTCAAAGAGGTGCGCCCTAAACTCCTCCGATGAATATTGGCAACCTTGATCTGAATGGAACATCAAACTTGTCGTATCCGGTAATTGCCGTTCAATTGCGTTATCTAAGGCTTCTTTCACTAATTTCGAATCCGGTTTTGTTGATAAGGCATAACCAATAATTTCTTTGGTGGCTAAATCCAACACACAGGCTAAATAGCTCCACCCATAGTGATGTCTAATATACGTGATATCCCCGACATAATAGTGATTATGCTGTTCAGGGGAAAATTGTCGTTTAAGCAAATTAGGGGCATATCGATGTTCGTTACCCAATGAGTGATAGTAGTGCTTTTTCGTTGGTCTAATTGCAACTAATTGATTTAATTTCATGATGTTCGATATTTTATAAGTGCCAATTTGGTGCCCTAAACCCTTTAACTCGGCTTGAATACGTCTTTTGCCATAAATTTGACCCGATGTATAAAAAATACGTTTGATTTCGCCACACAGTCTTTCATTTTCAACTGTCGGTATTTTCGTTTCATAATAAAAACTACTGCTGCTTACTTCAAAAAGATGGCATAACTCAGTGACCGTAAAATTGGAGTACATGATTTTCAGTTGCTTCACGATTTTGAGTTTTGATTGTCGAGGATGAAGTAAGCCGCGGCTTTTTTTAATATGTCATTATCCCTCTGAGCACGCTTAAGTTGAACTTCTAATTCTTGTATGCGCTGTTGCTCGGGTGTTAACGCTTTTGATTTTACAGGCGTATTCCCATTTAACTCGGCAAGATATTGTTGCTTCCATCGTGATACGGCAGATTTACCCGCACCGGATTGTAATGGTCAACAAATTCTGTAGAAGATCTAAGCGGCATTTTTTAGTTCATGATATTTTTGATGTGGCGTTAAATAACCAATCGTTGAATGGCGTCGATAATAATTGTAAAACTGAATATAATTTTCAACTTCACAGACAACAGATTGATGATTCATAAACGATAAACGATAAACGGTTAAGTCTTTCTGTCTTTAAACTCCTAAAAAATCTTTCCATCACGGCATTATCGAGGCAATTACCTCGCCGACTCATGCTTTGAGTTATTTTCCGTTCAAAGAGGTGCGCCCTAAACTCCTCCGATGAATATTGGCAACCTTGATCTGAATGGAACATCAAACTTGTCGTATCCGGTAATTGCCGTTCAATTGCGTTATCTAAGGCTTCTTTCACTAATTTCGAATCCGGTTTTGTTGATAAGGCATAACCAATAATTTCTTTGGTGGCTAAATCCAACACACAGGCTAAATAGCTCCACCCATAGTGATGTCTAATATACGTGATATCCCCGACATAATAGTGATTATGCTGTTCAGGGGAAAATTGTCGTTTAAGCAAATTAGGGGCATATCGATGTTCGTTACCCGATGAGTGATAGTAGTGCTTTTTCGTTGGTCTAATTGCAACTAATTGATTTAATTTCATGATGTTCGATATTTTATAAGTGCCAATTTGGTGCCCTAAACCCTTTAACTCGGCTTGAATACGTCTTTTGCCATAAATTTGACCCGATGTATAAAAAATACGTTTGATTTCGCCACACAGTCTTTCATTTTCAACTGTCGGTATTTTCGTTTCATAATAAAAACTACTGCTGCTTACTTCAAAAAGATGGCATAACTCAGTGACCGTAAAATTGGGGTACATGATTTTCAGTTGCTTCACGATTTTGAGTTTTGATTGTCGAGGATGAAGTAAGCCGCGGCTTTTTTTAATATGTCATTATCCCTCTGAGCACGCTTAAGTTGAACTTCTAATTCTTGTATGCGCTGTTGCTCGGGTGTTAACGCTTTTGATTTTACAGGCGTATTCCCATTTAACTCGGCAAGATATTGTTGCTTCCATCGTGATACGGCAGATTTACCCGCACCGGATATTTTTTCAACTTGGATATTGCTATATCCACCTTCAACCATGAGTTTTGCATATTCCAGTTTTTGCTTTCCGCTAAAGGTTACTTTTACTTTTCGGGTCATATTTATACCTATAAGATTTTGCTTAATTATAAGCTATAAATCTCTACAGTTTTATTAGACCACTACAGATATTTTTTCAACTTGGATATTGCTATATCCACCTTCAACCATGAGTTTTGCATATTCCAGTTTTTGCTTTCCGCTAAAGGTTACTTTTACTTTTCGGGTCATATTTATACCTATAAGATTTTGCTTAATTATAAGCTATAAATCTCTACAGTTTTATTAGACCACTACAATACCGCTTGCCGCTTCCATTGCAATAAGATAAGCACAGAAATCGATGAGAGGATCACTCTCCCGTTTAACCTCGGTTGCTTCGCCTGAGTCTCTTTGTTCAAGTAATAACTGATAGGCTTTCTCTGGTTGTGTAAATTCAAGCAATAAGTCTCGAATAATAACAGGGATCTCCGCTTCTATTTTCTCTGTCAGTTTTTTATCTTTATCTTTGTCAGGAACTGATTCATTAAAATGAAATATGACTCGCCTCCTGGCTATGCCGTTATGACGCTCTGTAAATTGCATGGGACGATTGCCTGTTATAATCACGACAGACTTCATCACCATTGAGAACTGTTTCTCGTATTTTGGGTCAATTCCAACATCATCACCACCTGTAATGGCTTTTAATCCTTCACCATCACCGCTATATTTTCGTTGATCAGGAAGTAATATCAGCTTTTTGCCAACAAATTGCGCTCTTCCTCTTGCATCATCAAGAGATTTAAGTTCTCCACTCGAAGTGTTGTGTTTTCCTGTCAGAAATTCAGCAATATGCATAAAGACACTTTTACCGCTTCCGCCTACGCCTGTTACTTCAATAAACAGTTGCCAGTCATAACGATTAGCCAGCACCATATATAAACCGGCTTTTATCCGTCTGGCTTTATCAGCATTACCGCCTGATACATGATTTAACCATTTTGTATAATTGGGGGCATTTGCTTCTAATGTCTCACCTTCTACCGCTTCGGTGTAGGTGATCCCATTTTCATGTAATAGCCAATCATCAGGATTATGGGGACTAAACTTATGGTTTTTTGTATTTAACACACCGTTAGCAAATCCAATAACATCAAGATCTCTTTCTCTTATCGGTTCAGCAATGACTTTTAATACATCAATCACGCCATTAATTCTTCTCATACTAAAATGAGTGTTATTTTCAGTGAAGAAATTAGCCATTTCACGAGATAATTCACTATCTTTTATCGGCTGCCATATTATCCCATTGTAGTTATATATCGTTGATGATTCCATATTTACAGCAAGCCTACCATAACGAGAAATTAACAATTTAGCTAACTGATTGGGTGCTAATTGTGCGATATCTGTATCCGTATCAATACTCAGTTTCTTATCACAATTAACTAAAATTTTATTCGTTTTCATATTATTTTCGCTTAATTTGTACACCCCCTCTATAAACGCCTGTTTTGTTGCCTCAATCCCATGTTTTTGACGGTAATCATCCCAATCAGCCTTCTCCTTGGTTGGCGGTAATGTCACCCAACCATTAACCACTTTTGCGGTTTTCTCCGCTTTAATCTTGCCAATATTGGCTTCATCGGGCTTAACATCATTATCCGCCGCAATAATGATTTTTGATTGGGGGTAATGCTTCCTGACCCATGTAGCAACAGGTAATAAATTACCTTCATCAAGCGCTGCCAGTACTACCCCTTCATGTAACTGGCTCACGGTTAAAGCGGTTGCATATCCTTCGGCAATTAACACCGTATCGGGCGTTCCAGTGAAATCAACGACGGGAATATAGCCCCCTTTTGTCACCGATCATGCAAAACTGATCCACTAACGATCATCTAAAACTGATCCACTTGGTATTATTCGCACATTTTTGTACGGATAATTTATGTTAACCAAGGAGATATTTGTGGATATTCATGTTCGCTTTGCACAAGGACAAAGCCTTCGAAAAATTGCCAGTGAGTTGGGTATATCCCGTAACACCGTAAAACATCATTTACAACAACAGACAATGCCAACTTATGCTAAAAGAAGTCAACAACCGACTAAATTATCCCCCTTTAAACCTTATTTGCTTCAGCGAATTGAACTGGCTAAACCTGATTGGATCCCTGCAACAGTCTTATTTGATGAGGTAGTTGAAAACGGCTATCAAGGTGGTATTGCTCAATTACGCCGATTTGTTTGTCAATTTAAACCAAGCATTGTTCCCGAAGTAGTCGTCCGTTTTGAAACACAGCCAGGTCAACAAATGCAAATCGACTTCACCAGCATCCGGCGAGGTAAAAAATCGCTGAAAGCGTTTGTTGCAACGCTAGGCTATTCGCGTGCGAGTTATGTAAAGTTCTTTGATAATGAACGAGCAGAATCGTGGCAGCAAGGTTTAAGAGAAGCTTTCGACTACTTTGGTGGTGTACCACAGGAAGTATTGTGTGATAACGCAAAATCCCTCATCATCGAACGGGATGCTTATGCAGAAGGTGATCATAAATTACATGTCGAAATGCTTCAAATGTCGAAAGATTACGGGTTTAAATTGAAGGCTTGCAAGCCCTACAGGGCAAAAACGAAAGGGAAAGTAGAGCGCTTTAACCACTATTAAAAAACAGCTTTATCGTGCCATTAAACACCGACCTTCGTGCTCATAATCTTGAACTGGATATTGAAATAGCTAATGCAAAAGTGGGTCCATGGTTACAACGCGTTGCCCATCAGCGAATTCATGGAACAACGTTAGAGAAGCCAGCAGATAGATTAGCTAAGGAAGTTAAGTCTCTTCTACCCTTACCAGCAAGGGTTTGCCAATCTATCCCACAGACTAATACGCTTAATATCCCTATCGTACCGCCCCTTGAATCTGTCAGTTTGCAACACTCAATCAGCGTATACGAAGCATTACTGGGAGGTGAACATGTTATTGCATGAACAAATTGAACACCTGTGTGAGTCATTGAAATTAAATTCTATTCCGACTCATTGGTCATCACTTGCCGAAAAATGCATTGCCCAAGACAAAAGCTACGGAGAGTTTTTACTGTCCCTGTTAAAATGTGAGCAACAACAACGAGATGAACGAACTCGTAATCTTTTGAGTCGGATGGCAGGATTCCCAGCACATAAAGAACTTAATACGTTCGATTTTAAGTTTGCAACGGGGATCCCCAAACAACACATACAGGAATTAAGCGCATTAACGTTTATTGAACGTAATGAAAATGTCGTGTTGCTTGGCCCAAGCGGTGTAGGCAAAACGCATTTAGCTATTGGGTTAGGATTAAAAGCAGTACAGGCCAAGAAGAAAACCCGCTTTACCACGGCAGCTGAACTGATGTTGCAACTCTCAACTGCCAAACGACAAAATAAGCTCAAACAATATCTATCACGTTCGGTGATGGCCCCGAAGTTGTTGATTATCGATGAGATTGGATACCTGCCGTTTGGGCGAGAAGAAGCAAACCTGTTTTTCAATGTGATTGCCAAGCGTTATGAGCATGGCAGTGTCATATTGACGAGTAACCTATCATTTGGGCAATGGCCAAGTGCTTTTGCTGATGACGCAACATTAACTGCCGCTATGCTTGATCGTTTACTTCATCATTCGCATGTACTGCAATTAAGCGGTGAAAGCTACCGATTGAAAGATAAGCGGCGCTCAGGAGCAATAACTGAGTAAAACAGTGGATCAATTTTGATTGATCGGATTTAGATAAAAAGTGGATCAGTTTTCGGTGATCGTTGACACCCTTTTTTTCTTGTGCCTGAGATAAAACGCTTTTCGCCATTAGGCTTAATAATCTGCGCACCTAACAACTCATCACCCTGTTTTACAGGTAATATCATTGAGCCATCTTTCAATAGCTTGATTGAACAGGTATGACCTTTGCGTATTAAGTACTGAGATTGACCTGATGTGGCTTCTTCTAATAACTTTTTGGCCTTCTCTACAGCGGTAATATTAGGCGGTTGAGGGTTTTCCCCATAATTGGCGAAAACTAATTTTTTAGTCAGCGGTATCGCTAATACCTTAGCCACTTCCTGAGCAGCCTCCGTGACATCAACATTAAATAACCGTCTCACTAAATCCAGTCCGTCACCACTACCACACTGATTACAGATAAATGTGCCGTTACCTTCCTTATCATCAAAGCGAAAGCGGTCTTTACCTCCACACGCTGGACAGGCGGTATGTTTATTCAAGGGGACTTCTGCCCCCAGTGATGCTAATATACCTTGCCAACGTCCTGTAGCTTGCTGCTTAACCTGACGGATTAAATCAATATTTCTCATGATTTATCCTCCTGAGCAGCAGCGCTATCCGCCATGTCATTCATCATGTCAACCCACATATCAAGCCCCATCCCTGACAACTTGCCGTTCTCAACACTCAAGCCAAGTATTTGTTCAGCGACAGATTCCCAAGATTTGTATTCATCTTTCAACGGTTTTAATGCATAAGTATCAACCAGCTTTCTAATCCCTTTTACACCGTCGATAATATCAACATGAATAGCGCCATCTTCCGTATATAAGGTAAACCAGTCTCCGCCGTTTTCTTCTCTTACATCCTGATAGATTGCTTTAGCAAAAGTGTTAGCCCGTGCATTCAGGCGAAAGTTTAAATTGATTAATGTCATCTCTCCCTCCTTAATGCACGGTAACGGGCTTAACATATTCGTTAAGCACATCATCAATAAATAGGTCATGGAGTTCAGATAGCGTTTTTTGCCCCATTGATGAGAGCTTTAAACCCTTATCACTTCCCTCTAGCATATTTTGGTAAAACGTTAGAATGTGTTTTTCTGCTACTGATTTACTTTCCCTCTCATAAAAAGCCCCCTCAATATTGTTCTGCATGCCCATCCGTTCAGTCATCAGATAAACCGGAAGGTGGTAATTTCTATGTGTGTAGTAAGCCTGTCCATTTGTCATGACACAGTGCAGTAAGAAAACCACCGCAATCACACAGCGATAAGACAGGATTAAATCCGCGTTGTTGAAATTGCCTTTTTTCCAGTATTCATTGATTAACAAGAGCGCTAAAGAAGGGTTATCATCCCATTCCCCCTCATTGACACGATTAGGGATATCCGCTATTGGAACAATTAATTTTTCAACCTTGCCTTGTTCATCAGACTGAGTGATTTTTACGTTTTTACCGATAGTTTTTATGGTATTTCTCATTTCACACCCTCCGATAAAAACAAGCCTTCACGCCGATAAAGCGTAAACGTTGCATCATTAGCACCCTGATTTAACGCTTCGGCGATTCTCGGTAAGTGTTGCAAGGCATTACCTAAACGGTATAAATCTTGCTGAGCCTGACCCTCTGGATAATCCTCATTGGCACTCGCCCAGAAAGCACATGTACCCATCACTTGAAGCCCTGACATAATTCCACTATAAGCATCTTTATAAATACAGAGTATTTCGCGTAGCTCGTCATTGCTCATGTTGTTTAGATTATCGTTTGCAATGTAGTGATAAATATCCGCCATGATTAAGCCCTCCCCGCATAGGTGTATTCTTGAGGGATAGATATGTTCTCAACAATGGTTATTGCATCTTTATGTATTAACTGGTTTAAATCACACGCAATGCCTAATAAATCAAATAATTGTCTTGAGCACTCATCCGTTGCTTTTTCTAAAATCACCTCGTACAAAGAGCTTGCCAATTGGGATTTATACTCAATGTTATTTATGGTTAAGGAATTACGCATGAGCCACCTCCTGACCGTGAGAAGCGGAGCACTCTATGATGCTTTGGGGCGCAATGGGCTTACGGCCTGACCAGACAAGCCGATCATCTTTGAACAGCACATGAAATAATCTGCGCTCACGACGGGTTAATGACACTTTGCCGTAGGGAATGTTGGAATCTAACCGGATAATCCAGTAAGTATCTGTAAATTTAGGGTGAGTTTGGGTAGACTTATACAAAGCCATAACTGTTACCTCAATTAACATTGTGGTTAGAAACCCTATAAGTGCTCGAACACTGTAGGGTTTCGCTATTTTTTGACTAGGAATAGCTAAGGTGCACAAACACTTTACATCTAGGTGTATAAACACGTCAAGTTTTTTTAGTTTTTCGAGTATAGTGTTTGAAAACACCTTTAAGGAATTAATGACTATGCCTACTGGATATAAAAATAATAAATCAACTACTAAGGGGATCCGATTTCCCCATGAACTAATTAGTGAGATCAATACTTGTGTCGAACGTGATAAACCTACTAACACAACTGTTAGTTTTTCATCATGGGTCATTGACGCTTGCGAAAAAAAACTCAAATCAGAAAAGCATAAATCTAAAGGCTGAGATCGCTTAGAGCAGTATTCCTCTGACTGAGCCAACCCAACCAACCGGATATTATCGGGTAGCCTCATCATCAGAGAAAAATTTCCCTGATGTTCTGAGTGACCATGAGCAAAAAATTTTGCCGAGTCACTAACCGTTCCTCTTAATGATGAATGGTTATTTTTTGCACTCGCCAGTTTTGGCGAACTCAAATATTTTAAGCTGCGGTTATCTGGTTGTTTTGCATACTGCACAAATGGATAATTATCTCTATATATCAAAGCATTAAGTGGGCATAACGATTGTCTAGCTATATTAGGTTGTTTTTCGTACTGCACAAATGGAGTTAACTTATTGTTTTTAAATGTTTCTTTTGTGCGCACCTCTCTAATAGCTTTTGAGTTTATCAATTGCATTTGTCGCCCCCAATCTGTAGAGATGGCGTCATTAGGGTTGCAAACATATCGATGCGTTTACTGACTTCTCGCACTGCCTGAGTCGGTGACATGCCTGATTCAATGGCTGACTGAAACGTTGCTTGCTCTATCTTCTGCATGCAAAGCAAAATACCAAGCTGTTGGTCATTGGCTTTACTTCGCTCACCTGAACATAAACCTGCTAAACGGTTCTCAATGTTTGCCAGATTGATGTAATGATGTTTCTCCGCACCTAAATCACGTAAAGCATCACGGGACTCATGGTAATGAGGTAAATACTCTCTTCTAATAGGTTCAGCAGCCCGTTTTTTAGCAAATGCTTTGGTGACATCCAGTTTAAATTGCGTCATTTTCTCGTGATTACGTCCGCGGACAATGCGACACATAAAATCAAACTGGTTTTCATTGAGTAGAACATACTTATGTTCACGCACACCCAGTTGAACAGTATTTAATCGCTCCGTTTGAAACGGAAGGATGCCAAACTCACGTAAGTTTTTTGAATTCTTTCTAATTAATTCATAAAGATTTTTATGTTTAATACTTAGCCTTTTGGCAAACAGACGGCTATCTATTCTTGGCTCCGTTCTATGTTGAATTAAAATACCGGAGTCCTCACTTTGGGCGTAAAGAAGCCCTTCACGGTTATTCACCGCGTTTTGAATATTCATATTGAAACCTTATTTAAGTCTTATTTAAAACTTTATTAAATTTGTAGAATTACATTAAGAAGTAGCGCTATTTATCGGCTTTCTTCCTCGAACGTGAGGCTATTTTGTCAGCTACCCACTTATCGACTTCTGATTCAACAAACGCGATTGAACGAGTGCCAATTTTAACTTGCTGAGGGAATTCGCCATTATCCATAAGTTTATATATCCAAGCCCGTCCGTAACCTGTACGGCGCTGTACTTCCGGTAAGCGAATAAGATTTTGTTTTGATGTGAAGTTGTTCATGTTATCCCTGTTATCTGGTTTAAAGTTTGTCTTGGAAGACGGTTATTGATTGCAAAAATTAAACAATGACAACAAAGAAATTAATAGGTGATAAGGGTTTTTATGGGTGAGTACCCTTCCTTAAATTCATAAGATAAAATAGATAAAAAAAGGGTGGGTGGCATTATGAAAGGTCAAGTAAATACAGGCATATAAAGGTAGTTACCCCTTTCTTTTTGGTCTTCTTCCTGTCGATCTAAGGTGGTTTGGTCTTAATATTAAATCCACTGCTTTAGATAAGTTTTTACTTGCTCCTCGACTAATTAAATAATTTTCGACCTCTTGTTTAGTCGGCATAGTCGTATAATCATTCTCATCATAAGTTGACCAGAATTGCCTTATAGCATCATCAACAAACTCTAATCCCTCTGATTTGTGTTCATAATGCGGTAATAACAATGTTTTATTTTCTTTATCTGGCGGCAAAAGTTTTTGCTCATCATCGTTAAGGTCAAGCCCATACTCAAAACTATGCTTGTCTATTCCATTTACTATCTTGATTTTTCTGGGAATGAAATAATCTATATTCTCTTTCTTAATCCAATCAAATAATGAATCTCTAGTTATAATAGTTTTTCTATGATCAATATCATGACTGCGGTCAGAGTTCTTGATAATGACAGAATTTACCCATCCGAAAGAGTCCAGAGCTTCACCATAACAAATAACAGGTGTTAATATTCCTCGCCTGATAGCTGTTTTAAGCCCTAAGCAAAACCCCTCTGCATGTTTCCATCTAGGATGATTGTTTTTCCTAACTGTTATCAAATCCATATCCAGCGGATCTATGCCAGATAGTAACAATGCAGCTTGCTCAAGAGTAAACTCTTGTACTGTTTTCCAGTGAGTTGTATCGGGATAATCATTAATTTCTATCATCACGCCACCTCGCGCCCTCATTTAGTAGGGGCTATGCCAGCCAGTAGAGGTGTACTGGTATTCGGGGATCAGCCTAGACATAGCCTTATTCATTAATGTCTAGGTAAGTCTACTAAAGTAACTGCTAGCTGTCTAATTGCCTGATTAAGATATTCTCACCAAGATAATGTAATAACTATCCCTCTTTCCATGAACACTTATGAACACTTCATGAATAGTTTTACTTCAAGTGTTCATGCTTTAATTAATTGATATATAATGTGTTTTTAGCATACATGAACAGTATGAACACTTTTTGCTAAAACTTTTCACTCATACCCTCAATTAGAGATAAAAAAACCAGCCTTTTACTGGCTGGCTGTGGTTAATTAATATCTACTATGCTTGTTTGAAATTACCATGTATTACATTATCACCATTCTCTAATGCGTCCATGTAATCAGCGTACCATTGCAGCATTTCTCTTCTACCATCTAGATATTGAGCATGGTTATAAGTACCTCTGATTGAGTTTTTATCTACATGTGCTAACTGTGTCTCAATCCATGCAGTGTTATACCCTTGCTCGTGCAAAATAGTGCTCATGGTATGCCTAAATCCATGTCCAGTTATCCTTCCCTTATATCCCAATAATTCAATAACCTGATTTATACTCTCTTGACTAATAGGCTTTCTATAATCATTCCTTCCTATGAAAACTAAAGGGTGACGACCACTAATAGGCTGTAGTGATTTAAATAAATTTATACATTGAAATGACAAAGGTACTAAATGAGGACGTTTCATCTTCATCACCTCAGGGGGTATACTCCACAATCCATTCTTTAAATCTATATCTTCCCATTTAGCCAATCTTAGCTCTTGTGTTCTAACGCCTGTCAGCATGATTATTTTAGTGGCTGTCTTGGTTATAACGCTACCTGTATAAGACGCTAAATCATTTAAAAAGAACGGCAGATCGCTAACAGTTAAAAACGGGAAATGTTTTTTTTTGGGTATAGATAACGCACTCGCTAAATCAGGCGCAGGATTATATTCGGCTCTGCCTGTAATAATTGCATAGCGAAACACTTCGCCACAACGCTGGCGAACTTTCCTCATTTTCTCTAATGCTCCTCGTGCCTCAATCTTTTTTAAAGTTTCTAATAAAACTAAAGGCTTGATATCTGATATAGGTAAATAACCAATAAAAGGAAAAATATCTTTTTCAAAAGTATCTATGATTTCATCTCTGTAAGATAACGACCATCTGTCAAACTTTGATTTGTGCCATTCTCTAGCAATACTTTCAAAAGTATTACTATTTTGGTGACGACTCGCTAATTTTTTTTGTTTTTTATCTAAGCTAGGGTCAATGCCTTCTAATAATAAGTTTTTAGCTTCATCTCTTTTTCTTCTGGCAGTTGCTAGTGTAATTATCGGATATACCCCCAAGGATAATAATTTTTCCTTTCCTCCAACCCTGTACTTTAATCTCCAATATTTACTTCCATTAGTTTTAATTAACAAATGCAATCCTCCGCCATCTGATAACTTATAATCTTTATCTTTAGCTCTACTATTATCTATCTGACGTGCTGTTAGCTTCAT